TAATTGCTTACGTTCAAGATGGTTTATTACTTGCGCAAGCTGGTGGCATTACATCAAGAATTGATGAGAGAGCTGACAAATCATACAGCACTCAAGTCTATGCAGCAGCTACAATGGGAGCAACTAGAATGGAAGAAGCCAAAGTTGTTACTATCGAAGCATACGAAGCATAATTGATTTTGACTATTTTTTAGTCATCTTGGGGGAGGCGTAATTGCCTCCTCCTTCAATTTAATCATGTTTAAAATTTATTCTCTTGTGAGCGTAATCTGCTCACCATTGTTAACTCAATGCCTAGAGGTAAAACATAAAGATTTATTTTTTAGTAACCAAGCCTGCAACGATGCAGCAAACAAAGTGAATTTAAGGATCGTAAATCCTCAAACCAGAATTAATAATTATTGTAAGGAAAAAAATATATGGCAAGCGTAATAGATATTTGTAACTCAGCTTTAAACTTATTAGGAGCTTCTACCATTTCATCTTTAGAAGATGATAGTAAAAATGCTCGTCTATGCAATCAAAGATATGAGCCAATCAGAAATAAAACATTTAGATCACATCCTTGGAACTGTTTAATTAAGAGACTTGAATTAGCTCAAGATGTTACAGCACCAGCAATAGAATATGAGTTTGCTTATACTTTGCCTTCTGATTGTTTAAGAGTTTTAAAAATCCACAATGGAGTTACAGATAGTATTGCTTCTGCTCTTAATTATAAAATTGAAGGAAGAAAAATAGTTACTGATGAAGGTACTCTTTATCTTGTCTATGTAGCTTTAGTTACTGATCCAAATGAATTTGATGCTGCTTTACAAGAAGCTCTTGCCTCACAAATCGCAGCCGATCTTGCTTATGCAATAACTAACAATGCAACTCTTGCAAAAAATTATCAAGAGCAAGCCGATGAAAGATTAAGAGAAGCAAGATTTGTTGATGCTACCGAAAACAGTCTAAGCGTTCTTGAAAGTAATGAATTTATAGATGCGAGGTTTTAGTGCCAAGAACAACACTCTCATTATCATCGTTCGTATCTGGTGAGCTTGGTCCAAAATTAGAAGGAAGAACAGATTTTGAGAAATATAGAACTGGCTGCAAAACTTTAGAAAATTTTATAATTCATCCTCAAGGTTCAGCAACAAGAAGAGTAGGAACTCAATTTATTTCAGAAGTAAAAACATCTTCTAACAAAACAAGAATAATACCTTTTGAATTCTCAACAACACAAACTTACATTTTAGAACTTGGTAATCAGTACATAAGATTTTATAAAGACAAAGGAAAAATTTTATCAAGCAGCGTTGCTTATGAAATAGCAACTCCTTACTTAACAGCACAATTATTTGAAATTAAATTTGCACAATCTGCAGACGTTTTATTTATTTGTCATCCAAGCCATCCAATTAAAAAATTATCAAGAACTGGACATACCGCCTGGACATTAGAAGATTTACTTTTTAGTTATGGTCCATTTTTAAGTGAGAATGATGAAACAACAACTTTAAGTGCAACCGCTATTACAGGAAATAACGCTTTAATAAATGCTTCATCTACTACAGGAATAAATAGTAATACAGGATTTCAAGCGACAGATGTTGGTAGACTAATTAGAATTGGTTATGGAACAGGTTATGCAGAAATAACTCAAACAAATTCTACCACTCAAGTTGTAGTAGATATAGAAGAGACACTCGCTCCAAAAGTAGATCCATCTAAATTAGCAAGAGATATTAGTTCTTCAGATACAGTTATAGCAGTTGATAAAATTATTGATTATCCAGGTCCAACAGGAGCAATTTTTATTGATAATGAAAGAATACTCTACGGAGCAATAAATTTAACAGATAAAACTTTTACAGGATGTACAAGAGCAACAGGAGGAACAGTAGCTGCTTCTCATAGACTTGGTGTCTATGCTTATGCCGATGCGAATTTGGCTACTACAAAGTGGGCGCTAGGTTCATTTTCCGGAACAACAGGTCATCCTGCTTGCGTTTCATTTTTTGAACAAAGATTAGTTTTTGCAGGAACAAACTCAGAGCCGCAAACAATTTATTTTTCAAAGTCTGGAGATTACGAAAATTTTTCAGCAGGTATATTAGCTGATGATGCGATGACTTATACAATTGCATCAAACCAAGTTAATAGAATTAGATATTTAAAAGCACAAAGAACATTAGTCATAGGCACAACAGGCGGAGAATTTACAGTATCAGCAGATGGTACAGACGCTGCAGTTACTCCGACAAATGTTACAATTAAAAAACAAAGTTCTTTTGGTACTGCAGACGTTGATAGTTTGGCAGTTGGAACATCAATATTATTTTTACAAAAAGCAAAAAGAAAAATTAGAGAATTATCTTATAATTTTGACACAGATGGATATTTAGCGGCAGATCTTACCATATTAAATGATGCAATTTCTGAAACAGGCATTAACGATATGTGTTATCAGCAAGAACCATCAAGTCTTTTATGGTGCGTTCGTGATGATGGAATTTTAAGTTGCTTAACTTATCAGCGTGGAGAAAATGTTGTTGCATGGCATCGACATAAATTAGGAGGATCTTTTGGATCAACTTCTTATGGTATTGTTGAAAGCGTTGCAACTATCTCTGGAAATTTAGATGAAGATGAATTGTGGGTTGTTGTCAAAAGAACAATTAATGGAGTTACTAAAAGATATATAGAATGTTTTTCTGAATTTGATTTTGATGAAACTGCATCAACTGATTTTAAATTTGTTGATAGTCATTTAACTTACGCAGGCGCAACTACAACTCTTAATACTACAATTAATAATTCTGTAACTTCTATTATATTAACAGATGCAAGTTTATTTACTGCATCAGGAACTATAAAAATTGATAGTGAAAGAATTACCTACTCAGGAAAATCATCAAATACATTAACAGGCTGCACACGAGCATTTAACAGTACGGCAGCAGCAACACACACAGCAGGAGTAACAGTTAAACAAGTAGTAAATTCGTTTTCTGGATTATCACATCTTGAAGCTCAGTCAGTTACTATACTTGCAGATGGTGCCACACACTCACTTAAAACAGTTACGTCAGGTGCTATAACTTTAGATCGTTATGTAAATAAAGCAGTTGTCGGATTAAGTTATTCAAGTGTTTTACAAACAATGAGAATAGAAGGTGGAGCTGAAGAAGGAACCTCTCAAGGTAAGACAAAAAGAATTTCAAAAGTTGTTTTAAGATTATTTGAAACAGTAGGAGTAAAAGTAGGACCAAATTTAAATCAGTTAGAGCCAGTTCCGTTTAGATCTACTTCAGATCCAATGGACACTCCGGTCTCAACTTTTTTAGCTGGAGACAAAGAAATAGAATTTAGAGATGATTATAACACAGATGGTTTTATTGTAATTAAACAGGAGCAGGCTTTGCCTTGTTCTATTCTTGCAATTTATCCAACAGTTGTAACCTCTGATGGTTAATTTAAAAATTATTCCATACCAAGCAAGTCATGGTCTCGACATGATTAATTACGGAATGAATGATCCTTTAATGGACATCGATGCAGGATATTTAAAAAATTCTTTAGATGTTATTGTTCCAGGTCTTTCATATACGTTGATGGATAATGAACATCCTATTTTTAGTGGAGGAATATATCCTCTCTGGCAAGGAACAGCTGAAGGCTGGGTTTTATCTAGCAAAAGAATTTTTAATCACAAGATCAGAGCAGCAAGGTTAATGAAAACAAGATTAGATATGCTTTGTATTAATAATAATATTTGGCGACTTCAGACAGCGGTAAAATCTAATTTTAAATTAGGCTTACGTTTTGCTGAATGGCTTGGACTTCATCAAGAAGGTTTAATGAAACAATATGGTCCAGATAAAACGGACTATTACAGAATGGCAAAAATATATAAATTATGAGCTTTTTAGGAAACATCGCAGCAGCAAAACAAGCTAAAGCACTTGGTCAATATAACAATGCACTTTATCAGCAACAGGCAGAGTATGCTAAAGCTAAAGCAGATCAGAACTCTCAGATTTTTGAAAACATTACTAGACCAAGATTAGTAGAACAACAGTCGATCCAACACTCAAACTTATTAGTTAAAATTTTAAATTCTGGAGCAGCCTATAAACCAGGCGAGACAGGTTATTTAGTTAATTTAAAAGATTTAAACAATCAGGCATTTGATCTTGCTTTGGCTAGTTATAATAAAACTATGGACTTCCAAGACCAAATTAATAATTCATTATTACTTAAATCTAAAGGTGAAGGAGAACTATATAAAGGAGAACTTACAGCAAGAACTCAATATATTACTTCAATTGGAAGCCTGCTAGGTGATGCTTCATCAGCTAAAACTTTATCTAAATAAAAAAAACTATGGCACAATTAAAAATATACGAACCACAAATTCAAGCTCAATCAGGAGGCATTCCTAATATTAGCGCTTTGCAATTACCATTATCACTTGCTACCGATATGGCGACTGAGACAAGCAAACTTGGAAAAATTGTTGGAGAATTTTATAGAGAGCAAAAGGATAAAGAAGATAACAATACATTATTTAAAATAATTACAGAAGTATCTCCTGACATCAGCGCTATCACAACTGAAACTTCCAAATATACAGATATTAAAAAAGGATTTGAATACTTCACCACAACAGTAAAAGATAAAAACTTCTTAGATCGTTATCCTGACGTTAATTCAAATGTTAAAACAAAATTTAACGATTGGGTAATGAAGCAACAATTAACGTTGCTACCAACATTATCAGCTCAGATTTCTAAAAATAGTATTGAAACAACTAAGATCGTTGATGACCAAATATTAACTAATTCAGCTTTAAAAAGAGCATCTAATAATCCTGTTGACCAACTTGTCGGTGAAAGAGAATTCGATAGTTTTTTTACTGATCCAACTAAGATTAAAACTTATGATGTTAAAGAACTTGAAGATTTAAAAAGAAAAAAAAGCGATCAAGCATCAGAATTTAGATTGATGTACCAAACAAAAAATAACGCTTATTCTGTATTACAAAACAGCGCCGCTATCGTTGCTCAATTTGGAGAACAAAGAGGTGGCTTATATTTAGAGAGAGCTAAAACAACTTTAGTAAGTGAAGAGGCTGACAGAGTTCGAGTTAGTGAACACAAGAGAGCTGCAAGTTTATCAGAACAGGTTGGTACATTTTCAG